ACATCGTAGGGGCTAACTTGATGAAGGAGATGGAGAACTATAGATGGATGGAGGACAAGAATGGCAACCTCCTTAATAAGCCAGAGGATAAATGGAATCACCTTATTGATGCAGCGAGATACGGTGTATACAATAAATTAAGCAAACCGAACTATGGAAGATACGCAATCCGTTAAGCTACAAGTACCAGAGAGTCTAGCAGACATACCTATCAGTAAGTACAAGAAGTTTATCGCTATGGCTACTGAGGACAATGGTGACGAACAAGCACTCTACCACTTCTGCGGTCTTACACCTTCCCAGCAGGAGCGTATGAAGGTATCAGACAAGAACCGCCTACGCCTTATACTATCTACTGCACTAAGTGCGAAACCAGCTCTAGTACAGACCTTCGAGTTCAAAGGAGTCAAGTATGGCTTACATCCCAAGATAGAGGACATCAGTATGGGAGAGTATGTAGACCTTGACGAGCTACTCAAAGAGCCGTACAAGAACGCAGAGAAGGTGCTAGGCATCCTCTACCGTCCTATCACTTCTAAGAAGTTTGGCAAGTACCTCATCGAAAACTACGACCCAGACAAGCACACAGGCGAAGGCTTTGACGAGCTAGGCACGAATATATTACTAGGGTGTATGCTTTTTTTTTATCGTTTAGAAATCGCCTTGCTGATAACTTTCCTTCGATCTTCACAGAAGGAGGAGATGACGAACCAGCCTTCGACAAGCAAACCCAGTTCTCCAAAAAGTGGGGCTGGTATAGCGCAATCCATCAGATTGCTGGAGGCGATATCACGAAGTTTGACGAAGTAACAGACTTGCCTATGCGTACCTGTCTCACCTTTCTAGAGTTCGTGATGGATAAGGGAGATGTTGAAAAGTCAATAGCCAATTCAAAAAGAAGGTAGGATATTAAGAATCTTTTGTGTATTATTGTTGTATACTAATCAAAACACAAGAGAGATGAACTTGTACGAACAACTTACACAGCCTCACAGAGACAAGCTACAAGAGGAGGCAGACAAGTACCCTACAACTGGGAAGCTAATCAAATACGCCCTAGAGCATAACAGCTCAATGATGGGGTTGACTATCAAGGAAGCGATGGACATACACACCATCCTCTTCCCTTTCGAGCCGTTCTCATTGTCTAACCTATTTAGCTTAGTGTGATGGACTACTTAGACTGGGAACTAGCGGTGTACCAAGACTACGAAGGTCGTATGTGCGACATCTGTGGGGAGTACAATGATGATGACTGGCGGTGCGAATGCTGTCACGATTGCAATAAAACCTCGTGCGAATGCGAGGAAGAAGAGATACATTTGGGTATATAGTGGTGGTTCGCTATATAGGTTTGGTTGAGAGGGGGCAGTAGCTCCCTCTTTTTTTATCCCATCTTTTACGGATGGGGTTTTTTAATTGTATGAAGAAAGGATACTACCAAATAACTGAGGCACTTAAAACAGCAGCCGAATCAAACGACCACATCAATCAAGTGAGCTGGGGCAACATATTCGACCTAGACTTCCGTAAGATGGATATGTACCCTCTGGCGCATATCATTACAGGGAACGCCACACTCAACGAGCGCACCATCACCTACGACTTCGACATACTCATTATGGATATAGTCGACTACAACAAGGATGCTAAGGACTTGTATGAGGGAGGTATGATGAAGCAAGATATCTACCATAGAACACTAGCTACCCTATCTGAGATCCTCGCTACGTTCCGTAGAGGTACGGAGTACGAGGCTTACTTCCGTTTGACTAATGATCCAGTAGCGCAGCCCTTTGATGAGGACTACGAGGCTAATGTGTGCGGCTGGATGGCTACGCTATCTATTGAGGCAATCAATCCTAACAACATCTGCTAATGGATGGCAACATTAACAAGGATAACACCAAAGCAGCCCTAGACAAGTTTGGTAAGTACCTAGTCAAAGAGGCTAGGAAGAACCTCACACGCAAGAAGAAGAACAATACTAAAGCACTATATAACTCTCTAGACTACGAGGTGAATGTGATGCCCAACAGCCTCACCTTCGACTTTCTTATGGAGGAGTATGGGGAGTGGGTAGACAAAGGGCGCAAGGCAGGTAAGATGCCTCCTGTAAAAAACAAAAAAGGAGAAGGTATACTGAAATGGGTTGAACACAAAAGGATACAATTCAGAGACAATAGTGGTAAGTTTGAAAGCTACAGAACTACAGCTTTTATTATTGCTCAAAGCATCAAGAAGCGAGGTATACCAGCTACCAAGTTTTACACTAGACCATTTAATCTAGGCTTCGCTAAACTACCTTCAGAGCTTACTCAAGCCTATGCACTAGACGTAGAGGAGTTCCTAGACTATACATTGAATGAACTAAACGTAACATACAAAAATGGCAGTAAATAGCCCAACAGGACTACTAGGAGTACGCAGTCCTATCTTCATCACTTGGGACGGTACAGGTGCAGCAGCAAGTGACATCTACTACTTCAAGCTAGAAATCTACGCTTGGACAGGTGATAAGGATGTGCGCCCTGCTGATCCTGTGTACACCATAGACAGGACTACAGGCTTCGTGAACTCATACCCTACCGCTGACATAGCCCCCTTCCTAGAGAACCTATTCGACCAGAAGACTACCAACCTAGACACAGATACCTTTACTACCTTGAGCAGCGACAGCCTACTCTGGGTAGAGGTAGACTACGACATCGAGTACTTAGATGACCCATTCATAGTAAACGACACAGGCACGACTACACGCTTCCTAGCAACAGATGGCTATAGCGACTTCACAGACCTAGCCAATAAGGACATCGGTCAAGCTATCCTTATGGAGGCAAGTGAGAAGTACCTATACGAGTTTGACACTTACAATATGCCTATCTACTTGGGTGACGTAGGCAGTAGCTACCAGACCAATGCAGTCAAGGTTAAGATACTTGGATCAGACGGCACGAGTGACGAGGTGACGATCACCATAGGCATAGGAGAGGATGCAGAGGATAGAGTGCTACTCTTCCCTGTTGGTATCCCTAACCTACAGAACTACCTATACAACGAGGGGCTGACATCCCTCACCGAGCCACGCACACTGCCCTACTATGATGTGCAGATACTAGACAGCGTAGATACTGTCGTAGATAGCAGGAGGTTCTATGTACAATGCGAACCCAAGTACACGCCTGTACAGTTGCAGTTCATCAACCGCTATGGTATGTGGGACACACTTACCTTCTTTAAGGCATCACGCCAATCTGTGAACGTAACCAAAGAGAGCTACCGCCAAGTGGTAGGCTCTGCTGACTCATCAGGATACGATTGGGAAACATACTCACGAGGAGCGAGAACGTACAACCACAGCCTCGCTAAACGCACTACGTTGAACACAGGATTCGTAGACGAGAGTATGAGCGACACCATAGAGGATATGCTGATGAGCGACTACGTTCTAATGACCATAGACCGTACTACGGTTCGAGTGGCTGACACTTACAACATACGCCAGTACTTCAGAGCCGTCACTATAGACACGCAGTCTGTGGCAATACAGAAACACATCAACGACAAGACTATCAACTATACGCTGGATGTTAGCTTTGCTACACCAGAGAACGCTAGACTATGATAGAGATATACATAGGTACAGACAGGGTAGACACCTTCAAGGATGAGGACGTAAACATCACGCTCAATGTTCAGAACATACAGGACATTAGCAAGGTGTATGCTGACTACACGCAGAGCTTCAGCGTACCAGCCTCTAGGGTGAACAATGACCTCTTCAAGCACTACTACAACGCTGACGTGACTGGTGGCTTCTCAGCTGCCCTACGGCAGTCTGCTACTATCCTATTGAATAAGGAGACGTTCAGAGAGGGTAGCATCGAGCTGGTAGCAGTCAATATGCAAGGCAACCTACCGAGCAGCTATGAGATAGTGTTCTACTCAGCTGGGGTGAGTCTGATTGACTTGTTCGGTGACGATGAACTGACCAGCCTAGACCTATCAGCATACAACCATAACTACACAGGGGCAAACGTAAGGACAGGGCTTGAGAGTGGCTTGAGCAGTCGTAATATCATCTACCCACTCATCTCACCAAAGATACACGAGGTAGATGGTGTAACGCCTAAGAAGTGGTTCTACGATGGTAATAGCTCATCACACTCAGACTACAACCTAGCCTACCATACAACCAACGATACACACGGTCTACACTACTACGAACTGAAACCAGCCATACGTCTAGCTCGTATCATAGATGCTATAGAGAGCAAGTACAGCATCACCTTTAACAGCGAGTTCTTCGCTAGTGCTGAGTTCACCGACCTATATCTGTGGTGTCACCGCAGGGAGGGCTTTATGTTTGAAGACCAGCCTACAGGATTCGAGGAGGCAGAGGCAGTAGACTTCACGTCTGCTACAGGGTCGGGATTCAACACGACCACAGACGAGCTGACTATCCCTGCTACTTATGACAGATTCATCTGGCGATACAGTGCAACGTGTTCAGATGACTATCAATTCCATTGGTACATCAATGATGTGTTCTTTACAGCAGTCAGTCATAGTGGTAACGTCACAGACGAGGAAATATACTTTAACAGCCTAAGCACAGGAGACCGCATACAGATGCGTTTCCTACCAGCTACAACCAATACATCTATCACTTCGGTGAGTGCATCGGGTAGGGAGTTCTT